GTATAATCCTTTGCAGGGCCTTCTTCTGGGAAAGGTACTTCAACATCATTTATAGGCGTTACAGACGCTAAACGGGCTGTAGGTTGCCTGCTTTGCGCTGCTTCTACCTCATCACGGCTAGCAATACTTTTGTTTATAGCAAAACCCATATAACCTAAAGCGCGCCCTAAAGCAGACGTAAAACCTACTTCGTTTTCGCTGGTCTTTGTGTACGGGGTACGGCCTGGGTAGATTTCGCAAGCTGTAGCTACTGCCGGTATTGGGTCATTTGCGTCGCGCCATACCGTAACAGTGCAGCGAATGAAACAAGTTTTGTCTGGCATTTCTATAACTTCACGGTGCGTTTCTTGTATTCGTATTTCTGGGTATTTGGCGTGGGCTAACTGTAAGCGTGTAGCTACGTCAACGTAATTATCTAAGCTAAAACCCATTACGCAACCGCCTTAACTTGTCTAAACGCTAAAAGTTCGTCAGTAGCCGGCAACATATCTATAGGCCATAACTGGTTTTGTGGCATAGCAAAGCACGGCCAACGCAACGCAGTATCCCAGTTACCTTCGCGTTCGTTACAACGCGCAAGCGTTGAATAACCGCGAATAGTTGCCCGTAAAATATTTTGTTCAATAGTTACCAAAATGTAACGGCCTGGCTTATCGCCGCCAATATCGTTAGCGCGCTGTTCCATTGGGTGCGTCAATAAACGCCCATTTGCATAGTAAGTAGTGCGAACTTCATAACCTAAAACGTCATTACGTTTAGGGTCATAACCTAAATAACTGTAATCAAAACCAAAATAGTTAGCTACAGCCTGTTCACCTAAAGCCCCACAAAAACTAACCGCGTAGGCCTGTTCTGGGTTCATATCGTATTTACTGTTTTTAAAATTAAGCTGCTTGCCAGCTTCTAACTGCAATTCAATAACTTTTAAACAGTTTTCGTAATCGGCTTGGCTTAACTGGATAACCGGCTGACCTAGTTCGTTAAATTGCATTAGCGGCCAGCCTTTCTAAACGTGCGTTTTCGCTTTGTAAATGTTTTACCTGTTCGCGTAAATCTTTTATTACAGCTAACAAATATTGAAGCTCAATAATTGCAGACTTTAAATCTTGCACTAAATCGCCGTCATCAAACGTATATTCACTAGCCCAGTTCTGTAAGTTTCTAATATTTTTATTAGTTACTAATTCGCTTGGGTCGCGTAAAGGTACGTTGCCTTTTGTTATTTCGTTTATGACTTGTGCAAGCGCTTTTAGTTGCGCTTTGTCCGCGTCAAATAGTTTTTGAAGTTTGTCGTTTACGTTTTCGTTCATTTTCTCGGTTCTTTCTGTTAGTGGGTTTAACGTACCATATCAAAGCCGTGTACGCAGTAAGTAACAGCGCGATTATAAAGTGTTTTATATTGACCACGCGCGCCAACCCTGGCTATAACGGTAAATAGCTAATGCACTACGCAAATTAGTTTCTAAATCAAATAGTTCGCTGCAGTCTTTAAGTAAACCGTGCGCTTGTAAATAGCCGGTAGGCCAATATTGCGAAGGTTTGCACCAAAAATAGTTTATTTGCATTACCCCAGCTGAACCGCCGTTAGGGTCGTTTGAGTTAAATGCGTTTGCCGTACAGCGGCTTTCACGCTGGGCTACTGCTACAAGTTTACCTAGTTCGTGGTCTGGCCAACCTATGTATTTAGCCATATCAAATACTTGCCCGCATAGGTCAATAGCAGGCGTTACAAGCGTTGTAGACGTCGTAGGCGCTGGTATGTCTATGGGCGCTTCGTATGCTTCGTAAACGCTTGTAAACGGCGTTTGTAAGTCGCTGGCTGTAGGTGCGGGCGGCGGCTTTAATATAAACAATGAAGTAATTGCTACTAATGCTGAAATAACAGCTTTGCTTAGAAGGGTCATATAGGCCTAACTTTCTCGGTAAGGGGTTAAACAAACCTTAACCTATGCGCTAAACAGTTTGTGGCATATCCTTAAAAACCTGCTGAAACGCCTGTTTTACTAGGTTTGCGTCATTAGCCATAGCTGGGGATATTTCAATATGAAACCAATCACCGCCGGACCACTTGCCTTTTATCCAAGTACCCCTATCGCATTTCCAACTTCTGTTTTCGTGATAGTCAATAACTAACTCTATTTGTAAAACGTCTGCATTTTCTAGCAGCTTATATATAAACGGCAACGCAATTTTGCGCCCGTCTACTAAACCTTTGTCAGTCATTTTACGGTAGCTAAAATCTGTAGCTAGCCCGCGCGCGTGATTAGATAACTGGCCAGGCTTTGTCCGAATATCCCTAATTATAAAACTGCCATTATTCCAAAGCGAACCCATAGACCGTTTAACTACCTGCCTTATAAATTCGTCATTACCTGCTAACGGTCCACTAGCTACCGGCGCTTTAGCAGCTGTGTACGGTCTAGTCATCTTCGTTCAAATATTCGTTACGTTTGCTTTTAATACCGTTAGACGCAACTAAGCCCGATAATGTGCCGGTCAAAAAAACGACAATAGTTGACATTAAATCTATGAAGGCCGCGTCGTTTGGCGACTGCTCTAAAGGCTGCGAAACAAACCCTAAAAAATAGACCATACCAATAACGATTACGCTAAAAACTACGGCTAGCAATACGCCTACCGTAACGATTAGGCGCGCGTGTAGTTCGTCTGGGCTGTATCGGTAGCGTTTCACGGCGTTATCCCACAACGGTCAGGCACATAACAAGTATTTAGTGCAGAATTTTTTACTTTTGACTTAACCGTTATTGTGTTGTCGCGTGTAGTTTCGCAAGCGGTCAACATAAGTATTAGCGCAAATAGTCCGTATCGCATTGCATTGCTACGGGGCAGAAGGGTACGGGTTTGCGTCTTTGACGGCTTGTACGGCTAATTCCCACGCTTCTTTAGTGTTTGTGCCGCGTTGCCATTCAAAAAATATTCCGTCTGATTGTGTTTCGTATTGTGTGCGGCGTGTTGTTTCAACTTGTGCAACTTGGTTGCTGTAGTCAACTGCTGGCCATTGTGCGTTTAGTTGTGCTTTAGTAGGTTTTGCTGTGTCGCTGTACCATTCAAGTGTGTTGTAATCGTTGCTTGATATGGACCATTCAGAACCTGCGTAGTTGGCTTGCAAAATTTTTACATAGTCAATCACGCTAAAACCTCACTTAAAATAATTACGGTTGTGCCGCTTTGATTTGCCCAAGCCGCTGTTGCTGAACCGCCTGCGCTACGAATACCCACCGTGTAGGTTTGCGCCGAAGTTGTGTTAGGGCTATCAAGAAAAGTAAAAGAACCATTACCAACTACGGCTGGAAAAACAGTTGCAAAACCAATGTTTGCAGTTGTTGCTAAGTTTGTGCCTGCAACTGTTCCTCTAAAAAGTGTCGCATAAATTTCAGCGTTAGCCGCATTGTTATAAAACACACCTGATACCGAAATTAAAACTTTAGAACTTGCCAAACTTGGCGTAATGCTTGCGCTAAGACCGCTAGTTACATAGCTTGTGCTAGTTGTAGTTGTCGCTGTCGCTGATGTTGCTGATACAACTTGAGCAATTTTAGATACACCTGCAGACGGATAATAAATAGATACGCCTGCGCTAGTAAAATAAAGTATGCCGCTACCATTCTGCGGAATAGCCAAAGACCCAGCCGTAGAAACCGTTGCCGTACCAGCCGTAACCGTGCAAACGCCCGTAGAAATATTTTGTAAAATCAAAGTATCGCCCGCACTAAACAACGACGTATTAACCGTAATAGTGGTAGCGCTGGCCGAATTCATTACAACGCGCGTACCTTTATCGGCAGCTACAAGCGTATAGCTAGCGGTTTTTGTGCTTACCGTTTGGTTATAGTCGTTTGCTTGTAGCGCGTTCATTTGCGCCGCTGTTAAAACTTGCGCCGCTGTAAAAGTTTGAATAGCCATAAGTGTCCTTTACTTTACCCTAAAACGTTGTCAGCGTCTATGACCCCAAAAATAGCGTCATTTAAAATTAGTTCATAAACAATAGTTGTAGGGCTAGTAAACAGCAATATTTTGTGGCCGTCGCCAATATTTAGCGTATGTTCTACGCCTTCAATACTTAGTTCTTGGGCTAGTTCTGTAGTGCCAGCGCCGCTAGTAAACGTTTTTTCTACCGTTATTGTGTCGCCTATATCTATTATGGCTACTGTGTCGCGTTGCGCTGTATTCAACATATTTAAGGCCGTACCTACAGACGTGTAGCGCGGTTCTGGTTCGCCTTCAAGTAGGTAACTAGCCAGCGTTGCGGCTGCACCGTCGCTATGTAAAAGGCTGTTTGTAATGCTTTGGGTTTGTATAAAGTATTTGGCTTGGCTGGCTGCGTCGTCTGCTGTTTGCGGGTTATTGCTACCTAAAATTTGTACTACTGCACGGTTTACTACTTGGTCAGCTTCAAAACTAATGCCTAAAGAATTAAATTTTATTTCTGTGCCGTCGTCGTGAAAGTCTGCTACAGACCCGCTAAGCGTATTTCCTACACGCGGTTGAAACGTTAGTAGTCCGTCGCGCGACATAAATAAACGGCCCTGTTCGGCTTCGTTTATATTGGTGCAATAACTTAAAACGTTTGTACCCTGGCTAATGGTAAAAGCTGCAGCGCCGCCTAACGTTTGCGTACCTGTAGTAATAGCGCGCTGCGCTATCGGGAAGTTAACTTCTGGTAAATCTAAAACGGCTGTAAGCCGGGCGCTAGTTAATTCTTCGCTTACGTTAAATTCATCTAATACGGTTTGGCTTAATAAATAAAAATCGTCTGCACAAAAAACCGTTACCGTATCTATCCCACCTAAAGCAAAGTTGTAGTCATAGTTAACTATGTAACCTTTAAATAAATATTCGGCGTTATTTAAATCGTCGTATCGGACTAGCTCAACTTTACGCATAGGCGCTAAACCCGGTTGCGCTGTAGCGGCGTCAAAATATGGACTAAGTTCATCAAACGGGTTAAAAATACCTGACGTATCGCTAAGCGTAAAAGTCATAGTGCCAGTACCAAACTGGTCGCCCTGGTCGCGTCTACCGCGCCTAACGTTTACGCCTACGCAACCTTCTAAAACGCCTGCAAAATTAGTAGTGCCGTCTAAAACATATTGCGTATTATTTAAAACGCCTTGCGGGTCTGCGTCTAAAAGAAACGCGTCTTGTACAAAACCTGTATCTATAAACAATTCGTAATTACCTGAACCTACAACAGCTACCCCAGCCATTACGAAATTGCTAA